ACTGGCTCAGAACCTCTTGGCTACAGGTCAGCAGGCTGCTCAAGCTGCTCAGTTCCGTCCTGTTGGTGTTACCTCTCGGTTTGGCACTAGTGGCTTCACCTATGATGACCAAGGTAGGCTCACTGGCGCAGGTTATCAGGTGGCTCCTGACGTTGCTGCAATGCGTGAGCGTTTGCTCGGTCAGGCAGGTACTAATCTAGAGCAAGCCACTCAAGCTGCTGGTCAGATCGCTCCTGTGGGCGCTGCTGCTCAGAGTTTGTTTAATCTCGGTCAGGGATACCTTGCAGAGTCTCCGCAAGCGGCTGCTCAGCGAGTGATGCAACAGCAGCAGTCTTTGCTGCAACCCGGACGTGAGCAACAGTTGGCTCAGTTGACCAACCAACAGTTCCAGCAGGGTCGCCTTGGTCTGGGCGTTGGTGGAACTTCTGGTGCTGGCGGTAGCGTGGCTATGGGTGCTTCTAACCCGCAGCTCCAGGCTTACTATAATGCCTTGGCTCAGCAGGATGCTCAGTTGGCTGCTAACGCAATGCAACAAGGTCAGCAACAGACTAGCTTCGGTGCTGGCTTGTTCAACACCGGCGCTAATCTGCTTGGTCAGGTTCCTGCCTATCAAGTGGCTGCTCTGGCTCCGTATACTCAGTACCTTACTGGTGCGAGCACTGCTGAAGCCTTGGGTCAGAATCCGTTGGATGTGTCTACCAAGATTGGAGCACAGCAGTCTACCTCCGGTGCTAACGTGGCAAACATCTTGAATACTGCTGCTGCAAGGGCTTATACTCCTGCTCAGCAGGCTGCTTTGATGAAGCAACAAGCTCTCACTGGTGGTATCGCTGGTTTGTCCGATCCTGTGGCTAAGTTGATTGCTTCTTTTGGTGGGTTTGGAATGCCTACAGGATTGAGCCAGACGGTTATGACTCCTGAGGAAGCGGCGCAACAACAGCAATCGTTCTTTGATATGTTCGGACAATACGCTCAGCCTAACTTCAATTATGAAGATGCAAGCAAAATTGATTGGGGGATTTAATAATGGCTACAGCAGATCTTTCTGGACTCTTTGGCGGTGTATTAACGCCTGAAGAGCAACAACGACAACTGACTGAAGCTCGTGCAGCTCAGTTTGCACAGTTGGCTCCTTCTCAGCAACTGGCTTTTATGGGCTACAAAGCCGGTGCTAATCTTGGTCAAGGGCTGGCACAGGCAGCAGGCGTGGACATTCAAGACCCTGCCATCAAACGTGCTACTATGTTGCGTCAAATGGCACAAGGTTTAGATGTTACCACGACTAAAGGTCTAGAAGAATATGCTAACCGTCTCCAACAGGCAGGCTTTGCAGGAGAATCAGCCCAGCTTGGTCAGGCCATTGCAAGCCGTAAGCAACAAGAGGCTCAAGCTGCCTTGACGACAGCTAAAGGTAAAAAAGAACTTCAAGCCTTTGAGCGTGAAGATCAGTTACGTGAAGAACTTGCTAAACTTGGTCCTGATGCAACAGAAAAAGACATTCTTAAAGTTGTTTCTAAATATGGAGATCCGGGCAAAGTTCTTCAAGCTCTGCAGGTTTCTCAAGATAAAGCTGCTCAACGTCAATTTACTGCAGATGAAAGAGAAAGACAGCGTGAATTTGAGCTAAAACGAGATCGTCAACGTGCTGAAGGCCAGCAACAACTGGCTACTTTAATTGCTTCGCTTAAAAACAATACTGTTAAACCTTTGTCAGCTACTGAAATAAAAGATGTTAACCGTATCAATACAAACATTAGATCAACTACTTCTACTATTGAGAAAGCAGATGATTTTATTAACAAGATTGACAACGGTACAATGAAGTTTGGCATGGGCGAAAATTTGCTAGGTATGGCTCGTACTAGCCTGGGTAAAGCTAACGAATCTGACTTGAATAAAGTTGAATTTGAACAGTACGTAGCTGAAGCAGTTAACGGTATTCTGAATCTGGCTAAAGGCGCTCAGACTGAAGGCGATGCCAAACGTGCTCAGAAACAGATTGTTGACGGCTTGAGCAAGAATGATGGCAAAGCCGTTAAACGTGGTCTGGAAGGCCTTAAACGAGTTCTGGAGGATGCTAAAGCCTCTGACATAGAATCTTTGGAGCTGTACAGTGCTGAGCGAGGCGGTAAGAATCTGACACCTTCTACACCTTCGGCAGCTCCGCCTAAAACACCTAAAGCAACTAAACGGTTTAATCCTGCTACGGGACAAATTGAAGCAATTTAAGGAATCGTATGCCTCAATATATTGAAGTAAACGGAGAAACTATTGAGTTTCCTGACAATATGTCAGATGCTCAGATTGCAGCCGCTCTAAGGGGTCAAGCAGCTCCGACACCTGCTGCGGCTATTCCAGGACAGGCTGCTAAGGCTCCTCCAGCTCAGCAAGAAGCCCCATCAATGATGGAGCAAATGTTTGGTGCTGGTAGCCCTATTGCTCGTACAATCAAAGGTGCTATTGTTGATCCTGCTTTGGCAGTTAATCAAATGCTGGCTAATACTGGTTTATTTGGTCAGGACATTAAAGCCGGGGCAAATAGGTTAGTACAACAATCCGAAAAGATGACTGAAGAGGGCCGAGCTCGTGTCGGAAGCACTGGTTTTGATCCTTATCAGCTTCTGGGAGGGGTTGTAAGCCCTGTGAATAAGCTTATTGGGGTTGCTCAAGCTCCCGCAGCCGCTGCTGGACTGGCTTCTAAAGTCGGTAGCTCTGCAGCTACTGGAGCAGGTTTGGCTGCTTTCCAGCCTGTTACTGGTGAAGGTAAAGACTTTGCTGAGTCTAAACTGGAGCAAATGACTGTAGGAGCTATTCTTGGGCCTATCACAGAGGGTGGAGTTAAAGCTGTAGGGGCTTTAGCTAATCTAGTTAAAGGGTTGACTCCTTCAGGGCGTGAAGCTGCTTTAAAAAAGTATGTCGATAATCTTGCAGGCGAAGATAAAACCAAGGTTATTACTGCTCTTCAAGATGCCAAAGAACTTGTTTCTGGTTCTCGCCCTACGGTGGCTGAAGCGTTGTCAGACATTCCTTCGGCAGTTGAGTTATTGGCAGCTCAGAAGAAACTGTCTACTAAGTCTGGACAAGCGGCAAAGTTTGCTGAGCGTTCTGCTGAACAACAAGCCGCTCGTGTTAGAGCTATTCAAGAGATCGCTAAGACTGAAGCGGAAAGAACTAAACTTGCACTTGAGCGCGGGGAAGTTACAGGTGAGTTGCGTGACCGAGCAATTGCACAAGCTGATGAAGCTCAAAACATCATCAACGGTATTGATAAGCAGATAAAAGATAGGGCTGGTCAGTTGGTTAGACAGGCTGAAGAGGCTTCTAATCTTCCATATCCTCAGTTGAATGTTTCTGTGCAGGAACAAACACGAGCACTTAGAGAAACAGCAGATCAAACAGCCTCACAATTGAAACAACTTCAATTGACTTCTTTGGCTGAATCTGGTGTATTCCCATTAAAAGCTTCTGATATTGCAGAGCAGATTGATAAAGCCATCAAAGGAACGTCTTCCGACTTGTCTAAACAAGTGTTGGAGTTTGCTAAACAAAAGATTCTTTCTAAGGCAGATGATAACGGTATTTTGAGCAGTCAAGATCTGTATGATAATGTCCGTAAAACACTGAACCAAGACATTGAAGCTTTTCTTCAGCAAGGACAGAAGTTTGCACAAGGCGGACTGCCTCAGCAAGCTGCTAAAACAGCAGGAAATGTAAAATCTTTTATTGATACTGCCCTTGATAGGTCTTCTGGCGGTGCTTGGAAAAAATATCTGGAGTCATATACTGATTACAGTAATAAACTTAATCGGATGGAGATTGGAGATTATTTATCCAAGAAACTTCAGACTCCTTTAGATAAAGAAAGAGCAGGTGTATTTGCCACTGCTGTGGAGAATGCTGCCGGTACGATCAAGCAAGCTACAGGAATTCCTCGCTACGAGAAACTATCAGAGGTTCTGACTCCTCGTGAAGTGGCTGTTGTCAACAGTGTTCTGGATGATCTTAAGCGTACCACTCAAGCAGCCCAAGGAGCTAGAAAAGTTTCTACTCTTCCTGAAGGCCAAGTAGATGTTACCAAAGAGATTCCAAGCCTTTTGAGCCGTACTGTGTCTATTCTCCGTGCCGGTGTTGAGCAACTACAGCGTGGAAATGCTAAAGAGTTCAATAATCGAATGACTGAACTTATGCTCGATCCTAAAGGGCTGGCTTTGTATATGTCTACCGACCTCAAGAAAGGTAAAGTCAATGACTTTGTATCTTCCTTGATGAAAGTCATGGATGAGCCTACCAGAGCTGCCTTTATCCAATCATTTACTGTCCCTCAGGCAGCTAGTTTAGCAGGGCAATGATCGACCCTGTAAGTGCTTTTGCGCTGGCTCAAGGAGCTATCAAAGGTGTAAGGGCACTTACGGCTCTCTATAAAGAAGCCAAACAAGCCGGTAAAGAAGTTGCTGACATAGCCTCAGAAGTCTCTGGTCATGTCGGTAAGTTCATGGAGGGAACTGAGAAGCTCCAGAAGATAGAGATTGAGTCTAAGTTAGCTCCTCCAGACCCTGCCAAGAGCATCCAAGCGCAGGCTTTTGAGAACATCATGCGTAGGCATGAGTTACAGAAGATGGAGACTGAACTCAGGGAGATGCTTATCTATGAGCTTGATATGCCTGGGGTCTGGAAAGAGTTCACTGCTGAGAGGCACAGGCTTACAGTTGAACTTGAAGAGAGGATGGCTCAAGAGCTAAAAGAAAAAAGAATAAGAGAGGCTAGACGATCCAAGAAACTAGAGAAGATCAAGATTAAAGCAGCTATATCCATAGCTGTTTTTCTTTGGTTCTTTGTTTTCTCAACCCTAATGTATGGTCTTTATCTAGACGCACAGGAGCGTAGGCTGCTAGATAAGTTTGATCGTAAACAGTTTGAATATCTATGGATCAACGATCCTGATTATGTCGAATGCTGGAAGGTCTTCCAAGCTACCTCAATGCTCCCAAGTTTCTGTAGAAAGGACTAATTATGTTAACTTTATTGTCTACCCTCATCAGCTTCCTCATGGGTGGCCTACCTAAGCTCTTGGACTTCTTCCAGGACAGGTCCGACAAGAAACACGAGCTTGCTTTGGCTACTATGCAGACTGAGCGTGAGCTTGCTATGCTTGAGAAGGGATACGCTGCACAGGCTAAGGTGGAAGAAATCCGCCTAGACGAGATTAAGACCTCCAGCAGTGCTGAGACCACCCAGGCCATCATCGGTGCTCAGCAGGCTGAGATGCAGGCTCTGTATGCTCACGATATGAGCCTGAATGAAGGCACGTCTCAGTGGGTTAAGAACCTTCGTGCTCTGGTGCGTCCTTTGATTACCTATGGCTTCTTTGGCTTGCTGGTGATGATTGATGGTCTTCTGTTCTGGCACGGCTTCAAGCAGAATGTAGATTTCACTACATTGGCAGATCAGTTGTGGGATAATGAGACCCAGGCGCTGTTTGCTTCCATTATTGCTTTCCACTTTGGTGGTCGGGCCTTTGGAAAATGATAAGCGATAAAGCCATTGAGATGATTAAACACCATGAAGGGGTTAGACAGCTTCCATATCGTTGCCCTGCTCTGCTCTGGACTGTTGGTGTTGGTCATGTCATTGATCCTAATCATATCAAAGTACCTTTAGAACAACGTAAACAACTTGCTATTCCTGACGGATGGGATAGGAAGCTTACAATGGAGGAAGTAAATGAAATATTACGAAGGGATCTGGAGTCTTTTGTCAGAGGTGTTCTACGTCTCTGTCCTAACTCTGCTGCTAATCAAGGCCACCTCGACGCTCTCACTAGCTTTAGCTTCAACGTAGGGCTAGGGAACCTTCAGAAGTCCACCATACGGATGAAATACAACCGTGGAGACATTGAAGGAGCTGCTGAAGGCTTCCTAGACTGGACTAAGGCAGGCGGTAAGGTACTACCTGGACTTGTAAAACGAAGGAACGATGAAAGAGCACTTTTCTTAGGTGCATAAAAGAGGCCCCGTGAGGGGCCTTTTAGTTACCAGAAGAAGGTTATTTGAACGAATCCAAGTAATATCACTATACCTGTCTTTTCATATATTTCTTCTTCGTCAACCTCAACGTACAAGGTATCCGCATGAGCGATACCGAATACGAGTCCGTGGATGAAGTCGATACTGCAATTCATCAGAATGCAATCTCACAAGCGCCAGCGGTGCAGGATAGCATCTGAGCGCCTTCCACGTTATCAGTTCCCTCGATGAATGCGTCCCAATCGATGTCTTCGGGCATTGATAGAGCCATCTGGAGGTACTCACCAGCAGTGATCTCCTCGTAGGGAGCCTGACGATACGTACCACCATCGTAGGGCAGGTAAGACACGCCAGTGACCTCATCGAAGTGATCCCAAGTCCAAGCACCGACTTTAGGCCATTCATTCTCGTTCACAGAGATGGTCACAGAGGGCTTATGCTCACACCAGTGGCGCTGGAATACCAACCAGAGGTCTAGGTGCTCTACAGCACTCAAATCCTCCCGTAGCACCGCCCCTTCACCCACCTTCTGAGGAAAACTAAACACAGTGGTTGAATCAGGCTTCATCACACACGGCTCAGACGGGAACCCTTGAGACTTAAGGAAGTTGGTCAGAGGGTCTTTGTTGTCAGAACGCACACGGCGAATGTAATACTGACTATGCTGGGGATGGATACCGCTAGCAGTTCCCGTGAGCTGAGACACAGTGCCTTCCGGTTTAACGCAAGTAATAGCGGCAGACACAGGGATGCCAAGATCGTTAGCCATCCGAGCATTTGTATCAATAGCAACATTCTTCAACTCCTCAAGGCGCTTAGGAAGGTCCAGGTCATAGGCACTGTTCAGCAACGGATTATCAAGAATACCAGTCATAGACACGCCCAGGAGACGCTCTTCCTCGGTGTTGGTCTGCCAGATCTTCCGCAGGTACGGAAAGTGAGTCATCGTCGATTGAAAAGTTCCAAGAATCGTTGCCAAGCGAACCTTGTTGCGAAGTCGATCCATATCATCGCCGTTACGAACAATAACGGAAGAAAGATTGCAAAATTGATAAGGTCTAAGAATAATCTCGCTGCAAGGGTTCGTACCCCATTCTTTACCCAGGCTACGGCGTCCATTCTTTTCTGCTTGAAGTTCTGAAGCATAACGGTTGAAGATTCCTCGCTCACCGGAGTGAGATTCATAGATGTTAGACCATTCACGCATGAACTGACCAACGTCAGGCTTTACCTCGTAGACAGCACTGTTGTTAGCCAAGGCTCGCTGACCGTTACCATCCCACCAGTTGCCTGCCTTAGCGTGAGCCATGCGGTCATCACCAAGGTCAGACAGGGAGATCATAGCACTACGGCGCACTCCGCCCACGACGACAACTTCCCCGATCTTACAGAGAATATCATGACACTCGATGGTGTGTAACTTACGCCCCACAGCTCCTTTGAACTTGGCGATAACATATTTAAACAACTCCACCAGAGGCTCGGGTCCACTTGCCCGTCCACCGAAGGTTTTAAGGCGTGTACCGGCAGGACGAACTGCGGAAACATCCCATTTCGGGATCTCACCGGCGTAGAGGAGAGCAATGATCTGACGGAGAGCCTTTGCCCATCCTTCCTTGGAGTCTTTAACAACAATAGTAGTATTGCTGTCGTACAGCTTTTCAGGAATCTCTGGTAGTTTGTTAACATATTTCTGCTCCACGCTAAAGCCCACACCTGTCCCACACAAGAGGATGTACATAGCCTCATCGAAGGCTTTGGGGTCATCAATGGGCAGGTACGAGCAGTTATAACCAGCGATATTCTGGCGCTCCAGAGCCTCACCAGCAGTCATAATTGATCTCATAGAAGGCATAACTTCTAGGTTAGTCACAGCCTCTTCAAGCTCATGACGCAGGGCAGGACTGAGCGTATATTGGTGCTTGTCCTTAAGATGTTTTTCCATGAAGTTAAAGTAACGAGTAACTGTTTCGGGCCAGTGCTCTCGTCGTCCTTTATCGTCTAGGAACCGGCTGTAACGGCTTTTTGCAATGTAAGTTTGGTACGGGGTCATTATTTTCCTTGTTCTAGTTCAATCAGCTTTTCAAGATAGTGGATGGCTTTCTTGAGGTCGTCTATACCGCCCTTGTCTCTCCAACGGGACACGTATTTTACGCAGTTTCCGGTAAAATAGCAAAGGTTATTTGCATGAATGTAGTCCCAAGGTTGGATTTCTTTGTCACTATAGTGACTCCCTGATACTTGTTTACCATTAGCACCTTTTTGGGGCACTGGTTCCAATATTTTCAAAGACTTCATGTATTCATCTATTTCCTTTTCCGTGACTTGATACGCCATACCAGGAATAGGTTTATTGCTGATCGGATTCCATTCGTCCATATTTCTTCTCCAAGTATTCGATGCTTAAGAACATTTCATCAAAGTGGCCATCTTCAACCTCGTTCATTACGAGTAAGCCCCGCCAATGACGGTTACTAAGCTGATCCATATAACTCTCATCGTGCAGATAATAACTACCAACCACAATAGCTGTGATAGGTCGTCCATCAGCTCGCTTACCATAGGCGACTTGTTTTCCTTG